ATGAATTACGGTTACATACGGGTCAGCAGTGAAAAACAGACCGTTGAAAACCAACGGTACGAGATTATGCAATATTGCAAGCGCAAGGGGCTCATTATAGATAAGTGGATTGAAGAGAGTGTGTCTGGTGCCAGGCATCCCAATGTGCGGAAATTAGGTAAGATACTGAATACGATAGACCAAGGCGATACCATATATGTTACGGAACTTTCAAGACTTGGACGTTGTGCGTATATGGTTATAGCTATCATATCTCATTGTCTGATTGCCAAAGCCAATATTGTGGAAATCCGTGATAACAAGCTTATTAAAGATGATTCAGATTCTGTGCAAGATACGTTTTTAAAGGTCTTATTTGCTCAAAGAGAGCGGGAAGATATATCAAGGAGAACCAAAGCCGGACTTGCCAGGCGGGTAGCCATGGGGATGAAGCTTGGGCGAAAACCAGGTGTTCAGAATTCCCATTATAAATTGACTGGAAAGGAACGGCTAATAAAAAAGATGTTTGAATACGGATATTCCAAAGCCGCCATTTGTAGAAGGCTGCAATGTAATCCGATAACTTTGGATAGGCATCTTATAAGGATGTGCTATTTTCTACCTTGTAATTGAGTTTTATATCTTTGCGTGAAAAATGATTTACGCGTATATTAGAGTCAGTACAGATAAACAAACGGTTGAGAATCAGAAATTTGAGATAGAGAATTTTTGTAAGATAAGAGAACTGCAAATAGACAAATGGGTGTCGGAAACCATATCCGGTACCAAGTCTGCAAAAGAACGGAAGCTTGGCGCTTTGCTGAAAAAACTTAAAAAGGGTGATACCCTTATTTGCTCTGAAATTAGTCGTCTTGGGCGTCGTCTGATGGAAGTGATGAGCATTCTAAACACTCTCATGCAAAAAAAAATCACTGTTCTGACTGTAAAGGAGAAGTATGAGTTGGGTAACAATATACAGTCTCAGATTCTTGCCTTCGCTTTTGGTCTGTCAGCTCAGATTGAACGTGATTTGATTTCGCAACGGACCAAAGAAGGTCTTGCCAGGCGTGTTGCCGAAGGACAGAAATTAGGGCGGCATAAGGGTGGGCATAACTCGCATTACAAGCTGACGGGCAAAGAAGGATTGATTAAAACTATGCTTGAATACGGATATTCTAAAGCTGCCATTTGTAGAAAATTGAAATGCAATCCTAAAACATTGGATGACCATTTAAAAAGGATGCAATAAGTAATCGGATTTCAAATATAAATTCCTGTATTTGCTTGTAGAAATGCATATAAACACCAAGAGCTTGGTGGCAACTTACGTTGTCATCGAGCTCTTTTTTTATGTCCTTTTTCAAGGTTGTGGAAGCAATTACTTTTGCTGTCACGGAATGTCAGTGGAAAATTGTAATTCAACAACTTGTTTGATTTTGCCTGATGTACATTTGTGCGGTGTCGGACAAAAAATGGTTATTAGTAGATTATTAAATGAATTGGTGAAATGGATATGAATGATTGGGTTATGCTGGTGACCGCCCTCGGTGGCATCGAGGGCATCAAGCAGCTTATTAAGTGGTGGATGTCGCGCAAGACCAATGCGCGTATTGAGGACGCACATGCTGATGTCGAGGAGTTCAAGGCATTACGGGAGTACAACGAGTTCCTGCAGAAGCAGCTTTCGGAGAAGGAACAGCGGTTTGTGGAGCAGACTGACCGGCTCCGTAAGGCACAGGATGAGCTGTTTACACTGAAGGAGACTAATTCTGACCTGAAACTGGAACTGGCACTGAAACGGTGTGAGAGAAAGAAGTGCGGTGATAGAGAACCGCAAAATGGGTATTAATTGAATAAGGAGGAAAATTGAAATGGCGAATGTGAATCAACTTGCACCGTTTATCCTAAAGTGGGAAGGCGGTTTCGTGAATGACCCGGCAGACCTTGGAGGTGCTACGAATATGGGGGTGACTATCGGTACGTGGAAGTCATGCGGCTATGACAAGGACGGTGACGGTGATATAGACGTGGATGACCTGCATCTGCTTACCCGTGAGGATGTCGTTAAACGGGTGCTCAAGCCGCATTATTGGGACAGATGGAAGGCAGATTTGATAACAAGCCAGTCCGTAGCAAATATCCTTGTCGATTGGGTGTGGGCATCCGGTGCACACGGAATAAAGATTCCTCAACGTTTGCTTGGTGTTACTGTGGATGGAATAGTAGGTCCTAAGACACTTGCTGCGGTGAATGCCAGGAACCCGCGTGAGTTGTTCGACCAGATCAAGATTGCACGGTTCGATTTCATCGAGGATATATGCAAAAAACGTCCGGCGAACAATAAATTTAAGAGAGGTTGGATGAATCGGATTAATGATTTGAGATTCGAGGAATGAAAAAGTTACCGTGGATATTAATTGTACTGCTGGCAATTGCTTGTATAGTGGTTTGGTTCCGTCCGCATGAGCAGCCTCCGGCTGAAGTTCGTGTAGAGACGAAGATAAAGACGGTTGTCAAGGTAGATACGATGCTTATCTCTGCACCGATGGCTGTGTTCTGGCGTTTCGTGCCGGATGATACGACACGGATAGGTGATACCTTGCTCCATCGCCGACAAGTAGTGTATTCAGACAGCTCGTATCGGGCTGTGGTAAGTGGATATGTTGACCCTCGGCTGGATAGTATGGTGGTGTATCCGAAGACTGTGTATCAGACGGTGACGAATGATATCTATCATCCGGTGGTTGTCAAGTCGAAGAAGAAGCGCTGGGGATTAGGGTTGCAGGTAGGATATGGCTATCCGGGTGGTTTTTATGTCGGTGGTGGGGTGAGTTATAATTTGTTTATGTGGTAGAAAAAACATACCTTTGTTGCTGTAGTAGTTTTACTTATCATTCATTTGATAAGTGGCCCCGGCTTCCGTCGGAGCTTTTCATATTTATAAAAGAAACGGTATTTGCTTGTTTCAATGAAAACGGAATTGATAGAGAATATAGGTTTTACAGAGGAGGAATACAATGCCAGGACTTTGGGTGAGGGTGTTGCCTCCTTTGATGAATTCATAAATGCGATAGTCGCATTTGTGGAAGAAAGTGGCGGCAGTCTGGAGGATGCCGTTGATATGGCGAACGACGCGTATTTTCAATTATAAATGATTATATAAAGTAGCTATGGCAGAAGAAAGTAAATATGCTTACGACGAGGAATCCGTCAAGGCAATAATCGAATGGGCACAAACAACCCAATTGCCCAAGGAAGTGACATTAAGCGAGTCGGAACACATCATCGACACCTCCATGTACGTCCACGCCAACATCTGCGACATAAACCAGCACTATCCGGACCCGTTCTACAATCCGGCGATTGACAGGTTGTATCGGTTGAAAGAATATATGGAAGATAATATGTAGGACTGTAGGAGCGTAGGAGGCTAATATTAGCCTCCTAATATAATACGCATCTACATATCTGGGAAATGATTCTTTATTTTATCACTATTTATCGCAAAATTCTTGCGGACATACCGTTCGGTTGTATCAATTGATTTATGTCGGAAGTGCCGCTGTAACTCCCATGTGTCAACACCAGCATTAACCAACTCTACCCCACCCGAATGTTTGAAACTGTACAATTTGTATTCAGCTGACAATCCCAACCTATTCCGAAATGCATTGAATCGATTTCTGAAGTTATTCTTTCCTAATGGCTTCACGCCAGGAACTCCCTTCGCACCGAACAAGTATAAATCCCGATTGTATTCATTCAGTTTTGCCTTCAACATGGCATTATATAATTGCCTGGGAATACACACATGTTCTGTCTGCCTATTCTTGCTTTTGTCTTGTGGAACTCTTATTACCTTGTTTTCAAAGTCTACATCTCCTACTTGCAACAAGCGACATTCGTTAGGGCGAATGGCACAATAATATTCCAACTGACAGACAAGTAACAACTGAGGATCGTACTTGCGCATGACAGCAATTATTTTTGTACGTTCTTGTTCTGGAATAGGACGTGGAGCCTTGTCCACCACAATACCGATATTGGGGATGTTAGACACAGGGTTATTCTTCAATAGTTTCTTTTTTATCAGATAGTCAAAAAAAGCATGAAGAATTTGGGCATATTTCTGAATCGTAAGCCTACTCAAGTTACCATCTTCAGCAATGCAACGAAGGAACTCACATACATGTTCCTCGCTGATGACACCCACATGTACCGCATCAAGCCTGCATTGCTCAGTCCATTCGCAGAATATGCGAAGTTTTGAACGATAAGTTTGGTAAGACTTTTCTGTAACACTGTTTTTTTTCCTCAAAAGGAACTCGGAAAGGTGAGTACGGATAGTCACAACACTCTCTTTCTCCCTGCCCCATCGTTCGGCATACTTCTGCACAAGCAACGCATCTTCATACGTCACCTTCTCACGACCGAATGGAGACCAACCTTCTTCCATCTTCGTTCGCAATTTCGCAATAATAGTATTGGCCAACTCATAGCGTTCTTCGGCAGATTTCAGTTTTTTAAATCCAGAATACTCTCGAAATCGCTTCATGTTTCCGGTATATGGATCTCTGACAGAGTATTCCACAAACCAATCTTTCGATAAGTCACCACCATTGTCGACCAAATGAGGCAACACAATAGCCATTTGTCTTCTTCCCAT